GGGCCTGATACCTATGCCGCATTTCAAGCGTGTTGGGATGTGGTTTTCCCCGGCACCTACTGGCAATGCTATCGCCGCGCAAAAGCTGATGGGGGCGTGCAGTTCCATTACGTTGATATGACTGACCTCGACGAATCCCCCGCGCTGTCACCCGGTTACGGGCAATAGGGGGGAATAGAACATGCTCACCTATTTCACCCGTCAAAGCAGAAACAAAAAGACGGGGCCTATCCCCGTATCTACTAGCTCCGCTGAGACATGCCCCGCATGCCCCTTAAAGGGCGCGGGTTGCTATGCTGAGAGTGGACCGCTCGCGATACTATGGCGCAAAGTCACGGCGGAAAAGGCCGGGCTAACGTGGCCTGAGTTTCTGGAACAGATTGAGACACTGCCACGGCGGATCCTATGGCGAATGAACCAAGCTGGTGACTTACCGGGCGCGGGTAACACCATTGACCGTGAAGCATTGCGGGCGCTGGTAAAGGCAAACGGGAAAAGGCGCGGGTTTACCTATACGCATAAACCCGCAACACGTTCTAACCTTGCGGCAATACGTGCGGCAAATAAGGCTGGGTTTACTATCAACCTATCAGCGAACAACCTTGCCCATGCCGATACCCTAGCAGATACCGGCGCTGGTCCTGTTGTGGTGGTGTTGCCAGTAGATACCCGCAAGCCGGTGAAAACACCCGCCGGGCGCACGGTCGCTATATGCCCCGCTACCATATCACCCATCACATGCTTTGAATGCGGCATATGCGCCATGCCGGGGCGCAAGGCTATCATTGGCTTTCCAGCGCATGGTGCGAGTAAGAACCGGGCGAGTGCCATTGCTAGGTGGAGCGAGCCTACTGGGAGTGCCGCATGATGAGAGACATCGTAAGCATGCTTTTGGCATGGGTAGCGGGCGCATTAGGGGCGTTGGTTTTGTATGCTTTGCTTCTTATAACGTGAGCCAAGGACACACGAGACAATAAAAAAGGCCCCCATGATCGGGGGCCTTCTTCTTGTCGCCTGTAGAGCCTTTATGCGGCCTTAAGCGCGGCTAGGGTGCTCGCCAGGGTCCACAAGGCTGTATTGAGGCGGATATCCCCGTCAATACCCCGCACTGCGCGGGATGATACACGGCGCGTCCCTGCAGTGTTAAGGCCTTGCAAGCCGCCCTTAATCACGTTCTCTTGAACCCTGTTAAAGGTCTTCCACAAGTCACGGCCTTGGTCGTCGGGACGGCGGGCAGCAAGCAAGCGCACGGGGTTTATAGTGGTATCCTCCGCGCCAAAGCGAACCGTATGGGCCGCCGTTGCGAATGCTAGGCTTTCGTCATCGCTCAATTCAATTCCAGACCATGATTTAGCAGCCTCTACTGCTTTATTTGTATTTTCCAGCACTTTAAAACTTCCCTCGATCACCTTGCTAGTGATATTGCCTGAGTGCTGTACTTTCAGCGACCCGACAAGCGAATCCGCGACAATCATTCCGTTCAAGCACACCAGTCTAAACATCCCGGCCATCAATTTATAGGCAGATGTTCCATCGTGCGAATTGATCAAAACTACTTCGGGGATAGTCTCACCTAGCGCAGTTACGTCTTGAGTGCTCTCGTGCCGCAAGCGAAGCATATGCTTCGTAAAATCGCTCTTGCCAGGGATGCGCGTCCGAGACTGTGATGCTTTCATAACCCGAAAGCCTTCACGCTCTAATCCATTTAGAACGTCCACCGTAGGGATGTAGGCGTAACGCTCACTGCGGGACATATGCGGGCTCATTGCGAAAACCGAAGGAGCGATAGAACGAATCTGTTGGTGTGATAAAGCTTCCATGATCATTATCCTTTTAAAATCTAACGGACAATCCGAAAGACTTGGAAAGGCCTAAAGCATAGTTTCCGACCCGTCAACTATTATTTTTGAGGGGTATGTTCAATTATAGGCTTTGCAGTTCCTAACATATCAAGCAGCCTATGCTTTGCAGTGTCGACAACCTGCACGTTCTGATCGATTTTAACGTGTTGATCGCGCCACCCGGCCTGCGCTTTGAGCCAAAAGATCGAGCTGATCGTATCGCCGTCGAGTGCTCGACGGGCTAGGCCCATAGCGATTTGGCCGTTCATCCGATTTTTGCTGTTATCGATTTCGTCCGAATAATACTTTCGGAGTGTCATCGGAGCTATGCCCAGGATTTTGCCCATTTGCTCTTGCGTCAGCCCGACCATTGCCAGTTGCATGACGTTTTCTGCAATAGTTTCAGTGCGTTTGTGCGCTGGATTCGGTCCAGTCTTTTTTAAGGAGGCCATATGCGGCAGTTTCGCCAGATCCACTCCCTCCCCCTTCCCGTCCACCTTGTCCTCGACAGCAGATCCATTTCCTGTAACGGATCCATTTCCTAGCGCGGATCCATTTTCACCCTGATCCATTTCTAACCTCAATCCATTTCATGGCGCAGATCCATTTCGGTGCGCCGATCCATTACGCTAATCCATTTCTCAATCCATTTCCAGCCAATCCACGACACTCAATCCAATACGAGCCGAAGTGTGATCCATTTGAGTGTGTGTATCCCTTAAAACTTACTTCAACTTCGTTCAAATCAACTATTGGCCTTGCAACCCATTGATCCAAATAACAATTTTGCTTAAATCTCGACTTCATTCAAGGCAGGGGGGGACGGATTGACACCAACACTGCACCGGAGTACTGGTGTGTAGTGTGTGTGTGTACTGGTGGTACTACTAGTAGTTATTAAGTTAAGTTATTATTAAGAGAGAAACACCAGCATTTCTGCGACACACACACACAACTTCGTTCAACCGAATTCAAAAAAAAGCCACTTTTTCGACCCTTCATTCAACCCCATTTACACCCATTAGGTATAGCATGACCGAAACTGACGTTTTGCCTGACATCACCCTCGACAACGATGCCAGGGCCATTATCCACGAGGCTGCTCAAAAGCTAGGCCGCTCCCCTAATTTCGTTGTCACCCTGGCCGTATCAGCCCTGCTGGGCTATCCCTCGGCCCTCAACGGGGGTGATAAGCCCTCATCCCCTCCTCCCTCTCCACGGCCCGTTAAAACCAAGGTGCTGGTCAACGGCCCTCACGCCTTTGAGATCCGCGAGTGCGCTGTAACCCTGACCCCCTCCAAAGACCTGATCTCGGCCAGTCTTGAGCTACAGCACGTTGAACGCGGTACGATGTTCGACCTGACGATTACGGACGCGGCTGCTTGGACTAAGATCGTGAGAATGTGTAGTGCCCTCATCAGCGTGTCTCAGATCACTGACCCCAGCCAGCTCATCGGCTGCCAGCTCGACTTCATCTGCTCAAACGGCAAGCCCACCCGTCTGCCCAAGTAACGCTAATGGTGGAACCAATGCGGCATTCTTCATTGGTTTCACCATTGCTGGCGTTAACCCGGTGCCACCCCCCTTGGCGACAACCCGTAGCCACTGACCACACTGTCCTGGCGCTAACCCGGTGCCACCTCACTTGGCGTTAACCCGGTGCCAACCAAACTGTCCTCACCATAACCAATTGATTTACAACACAAACAAAACATTTGACATCACATTTAGACCTGCTAATATGTGCTGGTTAAACACTCATGGAGGTAATGATAATGACAACTCACACACCCGGCCCGTGGAACGTCACAAAACTGTATGTCAGAAAGCAGGACGGTGGATTGGTCGCAAGCATCAATGACCTCTGGCAGAAACAGAAAACACCTAAAGCTGAGATGGACGCTAACGCCCGTCTCATTGCCGCTGCGCCTGAGTTGTTGGCGGCGCTGGAGGAACTGCTGTGGTCAGCGTCTCGTACCTCACTTGAAAATGACGGCGATTATTCTAATGCGTTTACCGCTGCTCGCGCAGCAATCGACAAAGCCACAAAAGGACAATGACAATGACGACTTACACAGTGATCGCCCCTGGCGGAACAGTCATAGACCGCAACCTGACCGCGCTCCAGGCTATGCGCGAAATGCTCACATACGATGGCTACGCCTATCGCTTCAGGCGCGACCGGGCTGGCAATCTGTTTTTGTATCACACTGACGGATCAGCTAACTCGACACGAGGTGCGCGTAATTTTGTACGCTGTGTTGGCGGAATTAACTCTTCGCTCCCCGGTCTTGCGGGGCAGCGCGAGATCGCTGAACAAGTCATCTTGTCTGAGTGGCCGCGCTTGCCTGAAGCGATGACTGACCAAGACTACAACGACCGCAACGACCTTAACGATTAACCCATCACAACAAGGACAATGACAATGATCACGATCACATACAATACTGCTGTCTACACACCGGCTGGCTGGCGCTCGGAAGTTGTCACCGCGATTGCAAAACAACTCACGCCAAAGCGCGTCCGAGTTGTCGAGGTCACCGATGTCGGTGGCAACGGCAAGACTGGCTACGCCTCACGCACTGGAGCAAACCGACAGACCTACTCTGTTGGCGGGGTTGCTCAACGCGAAATCGGAAAAATTAAGATCCTGAGCGCGTGTACCAGCGTCTCTCTCGCTCCCGACCTCCGCCAAAAGACCATGTCTCACATCCTCACAGCCATAGGTGCCCCATGAAATTCAACATCGTGAAACCCTTCGTCAAACTGTGGAGCTGGGTCTTTGACCCACCGCCAGAGCTGACGCTGTCCCAAAAACTGTTGTTGTTGCACATCGTCGAAGCCACACCGAAAAGGAAGCTGTGATGATCACTCCCGCCCTACGCTTTCAGCTATTTCTTCGGCTCGCGTTGCTGCTGGCCGTTGTCGGCTGTGCTTTCGCTACGGGTGCGATATGAACGACTCAGCACTTAAAGACCCACCCGCCAACGTCACGGACATCCGCACGGC